ACGACGGTACAATTTCATTTACTTTGGAAAGTACTGAAGGATTCGAAGAGCCTTTGTTACCAATGACATTATTGGAAACAGATTACGCTACAACTAAGACTGCATTTGATGCAAAATTTAGCTCATAAGTGGCATGAAATGAATGTGGAACTAATTATCGGTGGGAAAACTGCCGATAATGTTCCTTATTTAAAATTATTCTTAATAGATTACAAAACAGAATTTTCTGTAGAAACTGTAAACGCTGGATGTCAAAAATGTATCGTTGCATATCATAGAGAATTTATAAAAAAGTACAGCACAATGGAAAATACTTCAAATTACCAACTGCACAAAAAAAGAGAGGGCTTACAATTAGAATTTGGTGGCTCTATTTTTATCACAAATGAAAATCTTACAGACCGATACGCTGAAAAGTTAATCAAACGCTTCAAACAAATCAATCCAGAGTTTAAAATGGAGGATTTATTTGAGGTATATCCAACAAATATCACTACTGAAGTAGTAGAAGAAGCACCTAAAAAACAAAGAAAACCACGTAAATAATGAAAGTTACAGTCTTCGACATAGTTAAAAGGCTGGTTACGTGGGATAAAAAATTAGAAATCTATCAAAATGGCGAGGATAACGCATATCCTGAGCGAATAGATAGAATTATAAACAACTCCGTAACCGCAAAAATGGCATCTGAAATGATGGTGCAATACTTAATTGGAAAAGGTTTTGGAGAGTCTGACAATTTTCAAATTAATGACAATCAAAAATTAATTGAATTTGCTATTGATGTAGCAGATAGTTTAACACGTCAAAGAGGTGTGGCTATTCATTTTGATTATAACTTAAATTTTGAAGCGGTTAATCCAAAAGTTATTGATTTTACAAAAATTCGTTTAGGTAAAAAAGATAGTAACTTCTATAATGGTAAAATACTGTTTAAAAACGATTGGAGCAACGCAAAAGAAAAAGAAATAACTTTTGATGTATTCAATAAAAACGTTTCTATAGTACAATCACAAATTGAAAAGGCTGGATCTATTGAAAAATACAAAGGCCAGGTTTTATATATCAATTTAGATAGTAGATACTTTTATCCACTTTCACGAATAGATGCAGTTTTAAGCGATTGCGATTCTGAAAGTCAAGCGGCTATTTACAAAAATATGATTTTGCGTAAAGGTTTCTTTGGTAAAACTATTATAATGACACCGCCATTAGTTTCAAATGATGAGCCTGAAATGCTTTTAAATGATGCTGGAGATTTGGTTCGTAATAGAGAATTTGCGAAAAGACAAGCCGAAGCGGATGAGGTTAAAAAAACAATTGAAAGTTTTATTGGTTCTGAAAATGCTGGCGGTGCTTTAATGATTGAAAGCCCAGACTTTATAAACGGAATTGATACGATATTTAAAGTAGAAAAAATAGATTCTACTTTAGATGATAAAATGTTTGAGTATACTGAAAACTCAGTTAGTAAAAATATTCTTATGGCTTTTAATAACTTGCCCGTTGCTTTAGTCAAATCACCTGATAGTGCAATGTTTGGCAATAGCGGTGCAAGTTTATTAGAAGCAAAGAAAATGTATTGGGAAAACACGTCAAAAGAGCGTAATAAATTAGAAACTATTATAAACGATATTGTTCAAAATTTACCAACTTGGAATGGTGTGTATGTACCTATCGTTTCTTTGTTTGAGCAAAGTGCTGAGCAATCAATTGGCGATGTTAAACGTATAGAAAGTCAAGCAGCATTAAAAGGTTCAGTAGGTGGTGTGCAAGCGTTATTACAATTACAACAAGCTGTATCTGCACAATTAACAGACTTTGAAAGTGCTGTTACTATTATTGAGGAAATATACGGAATTGAAAACGAGTTGGCTCGTAAAATGTTAGGAACTCCAAAATTAGGAATACAACCTTTAACACCAGTAGTATGATAACAACACCATTAATCACACGTGGCGAAATACAGCAGTATAAGCAGTTAAGTAATTCAATTCATAACAATAAAATGAATGAATTAATATTGCAATCGCAAATGGTAGATTTATTACCTTTGCTTGGTGAGCAGTTGTATTACGATATTTTAAACAATACAGAAAATTATACCGAGTTATTAGATGGTAATATTTACGAATACAACGGAATAACTTATACGAATGTAGGTTTAAAAGCGGTTTTAGTGCATTATTTTTATGCAAGGTATAGTTTGTATGGTGATGTTATAGATACGGCTTTCGGTTTAAAAGAAAAGCTAAATAGCGACGTTTCAAAACAAGTGGATTATCCAATGAAAAAAACGTTATACGAACACAATTGTAACTACGCTTTTAATCTTTGGTTAAACGTAGAAAAATACATAATGAGAAATAATATTGCTTTGTATATTCACTGCAATAGCGAAGTAAAAAATAAGAATTTTAGAATTTCAAGAATAGGATAAGATGAGCTGTACAAATAACAATTTTTTCAAAGACATAAAAAAAGGCGATACTTTTACAGGTTTAAAAATGACTTTTTATGATGGCGTTGGCGAAGACAAAACGCCTATGGATTTAACCAATTGTAAAGTTATAATTCCATTCAAAAAAGGTACAGGACAAAATGCAACGTTTTTATTTTCGAGTGAAGATGCAACGATTACAATTCCAACGCCTGCAAATGGCGAAATATTTTTACAGCCACGTGATATGAATTATCCAGCTTTTAATTATATCTTTGATGTGCAGTTAATCACTGGCGCAAACGTTAAAAAAACCTACTTTACTAACCATTGGAAAATTTGTCAAGATGTGTGAAGATGATGTAACGGTTATTATAGAAGCTACAGAAAATTTAGTTACCATTGTAATTGATGACAATTGCGAACAGGTTACTATTATAGCTGAGGGATTAGGGGCGCAAGGATTAAGCGCTTACGATATTGCAGTAGCAAATGGCTTTGTAGGAACGGAGGAGGAATGGCTTGAAAGTTTAGAAGTTAAGGGAGTTCCAGAAGGTGGCGAAGCAGGAATGCAACTATTTAAAACAACTGCTACTGATTACGATACACAATGGGCGTTTAGTTGGGAATATTTAGTTGCTAATTGGAGTGTAATTCCTACATTAAACACAGCTATAACAGGTGGCGATGTTTATAATTACGAACTGAATGGAACGTTAAGATATAGATTTGTACCAACAACATACACACCAACGCAAGATGCTTTTTATACTTCTTTTAATGGTACAAGTGTTACGGGTTTAATAACTAAAAGAGGGTAGGTATGGAAAAGAAAGGCTATTCAGGAAGTTTTGGCGGAGTAGTTCGCAAGATATTCAGAAAAATATATATATTATTAATCTTTTTAATTGACAGAAAATAATGGCTTGGAGTTTTGATGTAACAAGTAACATACCTCGATTAAATCAATCGGGTACAGATACAGGATTGTCAGGTATTGCAACAGCTATTACAGCAGTAGCTACCGTTGCAAGGAGTACAGCATACACAACAGCAATGTTAAGAAAACCACCAACTCCTACTGGATTTTGGTATAGATGTTCAACTGCTGGAACTTCAGCAGCAACAGCACCTACTTATGGAACTACTGATGGTGGAACTACTACAGATGGAACTTCTGTTTGGACTGCTTTTAAAGCACCTGATGTACAAACTTTAGGCACAACAAACCATTACTATATGCCTGCTATTAGAGTAGCTATTAATGGAACTTTAACAAATACAAATCCACAACAAGAGAATTTTCTTTGTTATGATTTATTTATTTATACAGGAAATTTTACAAGTGGTGCTTGGGCAAGTGATGGAACTACTCCTCTTTGGGATGGAGTGCATTTTGCAACAACAAGAACTTCTACAAGTGGTGCAGACCCAAGTGCATTTTTCTTACAAGCAGGTGCTCAATGTACATTTATAGGTGGTGAAGTTCAAGTTTCAGGTGGTGTAAGTTTTGAAGCAGGTACAACCCCGAGAACTTATAAAACAAGATGGAGAAACACTAAAGAATGGGGTGCATCTTCAAGTAGATTTAGAAGTTATACTACAAGTGCTATATTTCAAGATGTAGAAGTTTATGATATGGCTTTTGATTTATTTAGAATGCCAACAGTTGCACCGAGTATTAAGGCTCGTGGTTCTGAATATGTTTATCAATATGTAGGTGCAGGTGCAGGGGGAGCAGATGCAAAATTTTCAGCATCTTCTTTAGAAAATCTAAACGGAACTTATGATTTTGATAATTACTTTGGTGGTTGGGTTGAACTTTATAATTGTGCAAAAGGTGCAAGTTTAAATGTAGTTTCTCAATATCCTAATAGCTCAATTTGGGTTAAACATTTAGTGCCTTTATATCAAGATTTAAGAATTACAGCAAAAGATGCAAGTGGTAATTTATTACAGAATGTAAGGTTTAATACAACAGATGCACCTACAAATAGTCCAACAGTTACTTTTACAACTGCTGGTGGTTTAAAAACTTGGGATTTTAGAAACCCTTTTAGCTATGAAACTACCACTAATGCGAGTGGAATAGCTTTATCAACCCCTGTATTACAGGCTTGGTATTGGCAAACAAGTTTTAAGCAAAATTTAAGATTCCCATTAAGTACAGCAACTTATCAGGGTAGAGCGTATAACTATAAAACAATGAATGTTTCAGTTGTTTTAGGCTCAAATAGTATTCAAGATGTTTCAGCAGGTATGAATGCTTTAGATACAGCCACAACGGTTACTGAAAGTGTTGCAGGAGCTATTACAGGAATTACTTTAACTCCAAGTGGTGCAACAGGTGGTACTATTACAATTTCAAGTAATAAAGAATACCAAGATATTTGGAATTATTATAGATATTGGATTTCACAATTTGCAAACAAAGCAAGTAATGACACGTGGACTTGCACGGGTGGAACTTTAAACACTCAAAATTGGAATATTGTAGTTAATACAGGTGTAACAATTACAAGCTCTACAAACATTTCAACTTTAAAAACTTTAGGAACTGTTACTTTAAATGGTACTGCAAAAATAACAGCAGTTTACCAAGATAGTGCTGGTACTTCAACAGTATTAGAATTAAACACACCAAGCAATGGTTATTCACTTTGTATATTCAAAGCAGATGGAACTACTAAATATTTTACTTCAAATGTAAACGCTGGTAGTTATTATGTTTACTTTGCACCAAGTGAAGCAGGTACTTATTATTTAGCTGCTGAAAACTACGGACAAAAACGTACAGCAGATACTTTGGTATTAACCGGTGGTAATGTATGGTATAATATTACGGACCAAGAAGATGTTGGAATTACAGATACTAAAACAAACGTAGCAGCTTACACTACTTTAAGCACTACTTCACAAATATACGATGCTACGGCTTATTTTAGATTAAGCGAAACAGGTATTAAATTAGGGCAACTTTGTACACGTGATGGTTTGTATTTAGATTTCGGAACGTATAACGTAAAAATTAAAGACGATGCAAGTGCTATTGTAGGAGTTTCAAGCGGAACTATTACTTACAAATCTATTGTAGTAAACGAAAGTGCAAAGTACAACGCAATGAAAGCAACACCGCCTAAAACTATAACGCCAACTGATACTGAAATTATAAACGTATTAATTGAAGATGCGAATGGTGATAGTCAGGTATCAATTTTAGGTGGGGATAATTTAGGGTATGAATTATGGAAAGTTACAACTGCAACGCCAACGGATAACTACGCAACAGGAACTTTATTAACTACGTTAGCAACCAACGCTTTGCCTTATAGATTTATTGGTATAAGTGGCTATGACATTGTGGGTAGAGATACAAGTTCAGGAGTGCGTAGACGAAGTTCAATGTTAAAAGGTAGTTACGAACAAGCGTTTTATGTAGGTAACCAAATTCAATTAGCAACAGATGCACCGCAATTACTTTCAACTATTGACAAATTAGACGAGCTAACTTTAAAAGTAGATACTAACCTTGACGTTAAAGTTTCAACACGTTTAGCCGATGCGGATTATATTGATCCCGCAACACCGCAAACGGTTTGGGAATATACAACACGTACTTTAACAAGTGCTGGAGCAGCTGGTGCAACGTTAGCAGAAATTGAAGCAAGTACTATTTTAGCAATGAAAGCCGATGTACAAGCAGTTGAAACAAAGGTAGATACTAAACCAACTCTTGCAGAAATGGAAAGTGTTGATAGTAATTTAGCAAAACAAGATTTATTACAAGACACTTACAGTACTGTAAATAATATAGATATAAGAGTTGAACAATTAGCTGGAAATGATTTTGATGCAATGACAGACAGTTTAGATGCTATTTCAACTAAAGTAGATTTAAAACCAAGTTTGTCAGATATTGAAAATAGTACTATATTAGCAAAAGAAAATACAAGTCAAGCTATTAAAGATAAAGTTGATACTTTGGAAAACACAAACTTAATAGGTATTGCAACTGCAACAGATGTAACAACTGCAAAAGACGAAGTTTTAACAGCTATAAATGATATTCCTGCAACGGATTTAACAGGAGTAACAGAGGATTTAACAATTATTAATAACGGAGTTAAAAAAGCAAGTCTTTTAATTCCACATACAGATAGTTTATAATGAGTTTATATGATAAAGTTGTATATAGACATAGAAGATTAGACGATAATTCAGTCTTCTATGTTGGTATAGGAAATAAAAGAAGACCTTTTATAAAAATTGGTAGAAATTCATATTGGAAAAACATAGTTAATAAATGTGGTTATTATGTTGAAATAATTCAAGAAAATTTATCTTTAGAAGACGCAAAAGAATTAGAGGTTTTTTTAATTAGTTTGTATGGAAGAAAAGATATTAAAACAGGTATTCTTTCAAACATGAGTGATGGTGGTGATGGAGGAAACTTATCTGAAGATTTTAGAATTAAAATTTCTGAAAGAAGAAAAGGAATTAGAACATTACCATTAGATTATGTAAGAACTAAAGAACATTGCGAAAAAATTTCTAATGCTAAAAAAGGTATGGTAAGTTATTTTAAAGGGAAAAAACATACAGAAAAAGCAAAAGAAATTATAAAACAAAAAAGAGCATTTCAGATTTTTACTAAAGAAACTTTAATTAAAAAAAGTGAAGCGGTAAAAGGAGGTAAAAATCCTGCTTCTAAAAAAGTAATTAATACAGAAACAAAACAAATATTTGACACAATGAAAGAAGCTGCTGAATCTGTTAATATTTCAGTTTCTTATTTGAGTATGTTTTTGTCAGGTAAATATAAAAACAAAACGAATTTAATAAAATTAAAAGATTATGAGTTTATTTGATTCCGCTTCGATTTGCTTAACACCGAACGCTTTTAAAGCAGGTAAACTATATGCGGTTAAAGGTGCAGATTTAACCGTTACACGTGCCACAAGTGCTACAAGGGTAAACGCTAACGGAGTGATTGAAACAGTAGCAAGTAACGTACCGAGAATTGATTATAGCGGTGGCGGATGTCCGAGTATATTAGTAGAGGGACAGAGAACTAACCATGTTTTATATAGTGAGCAATTTGATAACATTGCGTGGGAAAAAGGAATTGCAGCTACGGTTACAGCTAATACGACTGTAAGTCCTGATGGAACTACAAACGCTGATACTGTTACTTGTAATGGTGTCGGTCTTTTATTCACAAGACAAGTTGCATATTTAGGTACTACTCAAGAATGTTCAAATTCAATATTTGCTAAAAAAGGAAATACAAGATATTTTGCATTTAGAAATTACGGTGATAGTGGTGGGTTACACGATGTGTTTGATTTTGACACTAAAACTTGGACGCAAAATAGTTCAGCAGTTCTAAGCTATCAGGAATTAGATAATGGTTGGTTTATATTAACAAGTGTAAATAGTGATAATTTGGGTAACTATTATATATCTTTTTTCCCTACTGAAAACACGGGTGGAACTGAGTTCGATAGTATCACTAATAAATTTGTATATGTTTGGGGCGCACAAGCTGAGATTGCTTCTTACGCTACTTCATACATTCCTACAACTTCAGCAATAGTAACACGTAACGCAGATGTAATTACTTTAACACCAACAACGGGTTTAACTGAAATTACTGAAACGTTTGAAGATAACACTACAAATGTTATAACAACTATTCCAAGTACTTACACAATGTCGCAAGGTCGAATTAAAAACGTAGTAATGAAATGATTTATAAATTAAGATATAACGATAGAGCAACTGCAATTACAGATTTAATTGCAAAGGGTGTAATTGATACAAACGAAAATAACACCTCTATAACGCAAGCGGTTGTAGAATTAGGAATAATTGTTTTAACAAGTGGCACTTATGATGCAGATTTTAACGAAATTACAGCACCAATATACGCAGATGGTTATCATTTTGACGTTATGGTAACTACTGAAATTGATTTCGGAACTGCAAGAGTAACACCAACAAACGTAAAGCACGCATTTTTAGGATTTAACACAAACGATTATAATGAAACTAACCAAAACACAAATACAAATGAAACAACTACTTATTAAGTACGCACCAATTTTAATTGCTTTAACTGCTTTAGCTGATACGCAATTTGAAGTATTATTACAAATCGGTTTAACTTCTACTGCTATTGCGTGGATAAAATTAACAGGTTTATTATTAGCTTTATATTTACCAAGTGTTAGTAAAAAGGTTAATATGATGGCGAGGGAAGCTGATAATTCAGATCCACAAAATCCAAACTATCCTACTAAAAAATTCTAATGAATAATAAATTAATAGGCATATTAATAGTATTACTATATTTTGCAAACTATCATATTTGCGAATTAATTTATCCAAACGATATACCTATGTTTTGGAAATTAAAAGTAGCTATTTATTGCCTTATTATTTTATTAGCATTCGAATACAAAAAACAAAACCTACTAATTGAAAAAATATTCCTTGCAGTTATATTTAACAATATTTATGTACTTTTGTTTAACAATGAAACAAACTATTCTTTAAACGATATTTTCTTTATAGCAACTTTTACCTCAATACAATATATTAAAAACCTACAAATAATAAAAAAATGGTTAAAACACTAATGGAAAACTGGCAAATATTAGCTGGTATAGGTGGCTCAATAATAGCTTTCTTTGGCGGACAAAAAATGAAATCAATAGAAGAAAAAAAAGCGAATAGCGATGCGGTGCTTTCTATGCAAACTGTTTATGAAAATTTTGTAAAAGATATTGAAAGTAGATATGCTGATATGCGTGACCAAATGCAAGAGGTCAGAACAGAGGTGATATTATTAAGAAAAGAAAACAGCGAACTACGAAAAGAGCTTCGAGTGTGGGAACGCAAATACAACTCCTTAAAATCTGAATTTGATAAACTTACGAAATAATGGCAAAGATAACAACAAACTTTAGTTTAGAAGAATTTAATTGTAAAGATGGTTCTGAAATGCCTAACGATGTAATGATAAACATTATTAAGTTAGCTAAAAATTTACAGGTACTTCGTGATGCAGTAGGCAAAACAATTACTATTACAAGCGGATATAGAAGTCCTAAATACAATTTAAAGATTGGCGGTGCAAAAGATAGCCAACATATAAAAGGAACTGCTGCAGATATTAAAGTAAAAGGAATGACACCAAAAGAAGTAGCAAAAGTGATTGAGGGTTTAATTGCAAATGGTAAAATGACACAAGGCGGAATAGGAATATATCCAAGCTGGGTGCATTATGATTGCAGAAAAATAAAAGCACGTTGGTAACAACAATAAAAAAAGCCACTAAATTAATAGTGGCTTTTTTTTAGTATTAATCCCAAATCTTGCAACAAGTCTTTCCTAATTACTTACTGCTCTGCAAATGTAATAAAAGTTTTTTAAATAAAAAAACCGACCTTGTACTTCAGTCGGTTTTGTTGTTCATAGCGTTTTGGCTTTCGCTTTAACCTATATAAGAATTGAACCAGTGTGCTTCATTAATAGCCGAGAGGCATTTCAATTACAGTTGATGCAAATATAATAAAAAAATGGTACACAAAAAATTAATTTCGCATACCATTTTAAAACAAAGTATTTATGAAGTCGTAAATGTAAACATTTTTTTTATTATTTTTACAAAAAATATTAATTAAATAAAAATTTTATGGTACCAGAATTTAGAATAAAACAAGTAAAGGGAGGATTTCAAGTTTTTTATGTAGAAAAGTATAGGTTTTTTACTGGAGAACCTGTTTTAAAACCTTACATAACTTGGGCTGGATTAGATAAAGTTTATACTTTTAAAGACATAGATACAGCTATAAAGCAATTAGAATTAGAAGTTATAAAAAACACAGAAAGAATTTAATTATGGAAACAACTAATAAAAGAATGAATTATTTAACTTGGTTAGGATGGTTTTTATTTTTTCTATTACTATTCTGTAGAGGGTGCAATCCTGAACCACAATTTGCGGAAAAGATAAAAATAAAAACCAAAGAAGTCAAAGGAAAAACAATAATCAAAACCAATATTGTACACGTTCCAATTACTAAAACGGTAAAAGATACTTCAGGAACTGGCTTTTATGTGGCTCAAATAGACAAATTATTTGAAGAAAATAATCAAATGCAATTAGAGTTTATGAAAATGGATAGTTTGCAACAAATACAAGCGTATAACAAAGCAATCGAAATAAACGCTTTTAAGGAACGATTTAGCGATAAGTATATAAATGCTCAAGTAAGCGGAGAAGTGAGCGGTAAAATACACGCTATGAAGTTTGACTACACAATAAAGCCACAAGAATTAAAAGTAGATGCACCCAAACAAAAAAATCATTTATATTTAGGTGTAAACGTAGCAAATAACTTGCAGCTAAATAAGCCTTTGTTTTCTGCAGGACTTGGAATACAAAATAAACGTGGCAATATACTTAACTTTTCATTTGATACAGAAAAACGTATCGGATTTGGCTATTACAAAAAATTATTTTAAAATATTTTTACCAATGTTTTCAAGGCTTTACTTAATTGTAAGGCTTTTTTTTGCATGAATTTTCAAAATAAATAATAAAATATTTTTTTATTAAAAATAAACGTTTTATATTTGTACCATAATAACAAACAAATAACAATTTAAAAACAAATATTATGACAACTTTCAATCAAGAATTAACATTAGAACAAGCAACTGAATTATTTAACTTCAAAGGAGAAACAATGTTCCCTAAAACAGCTCACAATATTAAAATGATGGCTTTAGTAATTGATAATCATTTAAAACAAATTAGAAAATAATGCAATACTTTAGTAAATGGCGTAAAGAATGGATAAACTTTACGCCTACAAAAGGACAATTAATTCAAATGAAAAAATACAATTATTTAATCAGATATGAAACAATAAATTCTATTGATTTAAATATGCAAGTAAATGAATATAAAATGAATATAAAATCAATAGAAAATAAATAATTAATAACTAAAACAAAATATTATGAAAACAAAAATTGAAATTAAAAGTATTTTCGGTGATGTATTATTTACCTATGAAGCAGAAAATGCAACTATTAAAGATGCAGTAGAAAAAGCGGTTAAAGAAAAAGTTTCTTTAGCTTCAGCCAACTTGATTTCAGCCGACTTGCGTTCAGCCAACTTGAGTTCAGCCGACTTGCGTTCAGCCGACTTGTATTCAGCCGACTTGTATTCAGCCGACTTGCGTTCAGCCGACTTGAGTTCAGCCGACTTGCGTTCAGCCAACTTGCGTTCAGCCGACTTGTATTCAGCCGACTTGAGTTCAGCCAACTTGCGTTCAGCCGACTTGTATTCAGCCGACTTGTATTCAGCCAACTTGAGTTCAGCCAACTTGAGTTCAGCCAACTTGAGTTCAGCCGACTTGCGTTCAGCCAACTTGAGTTCAGCCGACTTGTATTCAGCCAACTTGCGTTCAGCCGACTTGAGTTCAGCCAAAAACAAAGACACAGCATATTTACCTATTTTTTGTAAATGGGCACATTCAATTAAAGGTAATGAAATAAAAATAGGTTGCAAAAGTAAAACTATTGAAGATTGGGATATTTTTTTTGATAGTAAAAAGGTTTACTCAACTGAAAGAAACACAGAAGATTTTAAACAAATACAAGCAGTATATGAAGCGTATAAGGCTTATTTAAGTTTTTTAAACAAATAGACTATGAAAAATTTATGGAGCAAATTATCCAAAGAAAACAGAAACAAGTTAAAAGAAACTAAAAGACTTTATCCAACAACTGCAACTAATTTAATAAACGCTTTAAAAAGCGAGGTTGCTTGGACTAGTTTAAAAATGGAACACGCAATATATTTATTGCAAGAAACAAACTCAAAAAGATTTGATATTAACCCTTTAACAGATTTATTCGATGGCAAATAATTTATTTAGAACCGATTTAGAGGAATTAGGTATTGAAGTTGAAGAACTTTATCATTCAGAAGCAGTAGATTTTGAAGTAATGGCACAAACAGAAGTAGGGTTGGCTTTTATTAAAATAGAAGATTACATTACAAAATTAGAAAAGCAAAATAAAGAATTAGAAAAAACTATTGAACAACTTAAAAAACAGATAAAATGACACTAAAAGAAAAAGCTTATAAATATTTAACTAAAAATATTAACGATTGGGAAATGGATAAATTTAGAGCACATCATAAACCAAGTGGCATTACTTGGTGGATTGCAAATGGAATACCTTTCTTTAGAACTGAAAGCGAAAAAGATGTAAGTCTTGGTTTTTTTTATTCTATAAAATTATATTATTGGATAAAAAACGCCAAAAGAATTAAAATTATAAATAATATTTAAAAAAGAAAAAGGGTTATGAACGCACTCAATCAATTACTAAGACAAACACAATTAACCGCTTATCGTTTAAGCAAACTAACAGGAATTAGCAGTCAATTAATATCTTACCAAAAACGTAAGCAATACAATTTAAACTTTGCTATTAAATTAGCGAATATTTTAAAAGAAAAAGGATTGCTGAAAGAAAATATAATGCTGGTTGAATGCGATATGATAACTAAATTATGAAAAAATGTAGTAAATGTAAAGTAGAAAAGCCTTTTGAGGAGTTTTGTAAACAAAAAATACAAAAAGATGGATTTTATCCAAGTTGTAAAAGTTGCAAAAAAAAACATTATGAAGAAAATAAAGAAAAAATAGCAAAAGGAAACAAAATATATTATGAAGAAAACAAAAAAATAATATCTGAAAAGAGTAAGAAATATAGACAGAATAATAAACAAATATTAAAAGAAAAAGCAAAGAAATATCGTGAAGAAAATAAAGAATTAAAAAGAGAATCTGATAAAAAATATAGAAATAAGTTAAAAGAATTAGGAGTTTATAAAGATAAAAAACAGGCAGAATATATAAAAAACAAAGAAAAATATAAATTGCGTGAAAAAAACAGAATAAGAGATTATAAAAAAGAATATTCTGATTTAAGAAAATGTGAAATTAGAACTTTTAAATATAAAACTAGGAATTTAATTTATGGAGCTTTTAAACGTGGTACAAATCAATTTAAAAAGAATTCAAACACAGAAACTATATTAGGTTGTACAATAGAAGAATTTAGAGTTTACATACAAAGTAAATTCACAAATGGAATGACTTTTGAAAATAATGGAGAATGGCATTTAGACCATATAATACCATTGGCAACTGCAACTACCGAAGAAGAAATTATTAAACTTAATCATTACACTAATTTTCAACCGCTTTGGGCTGAAGAAAATTTAAGTAAAGGTGACAAAATAATAGAGCGACAATTAAAATTAATTTAATATTATGAACAATAAAAAACACAATATTTCTTCACACAAAATAGCCGTACTATCTTATATGTTAATTTCTGAATTAAACGACATAGGTGCAAACAGCGTACTTGCAAAAGAAATTATAGACAAAGGCAAAGCATTTGAAAATGCACTTGAGCCTATGATAGATGCAGTATTTGAAAGTAAAGAAGTAAGTAAATCAACTTATTTAAACCAGTTAGCATATCCAATAGATACAATTATAAGAAAGAATTATCAAAGAATAACAGAGTAATTATGAAAGTACTAAACTTATATGCGTGTCTTGGAGGTAATAGATATCTTTGGGATGAAGTAGCAAAACAAGCAGGAATAGAAATTGAAGTAACCGCTGTTGAATTAGATGAGGTTGCTGCTGAATTATATCAAGAAAGATTCCCAAATGATAAAGTAATAGTAGCAGATGCACATCAATACTTATTAGATAATTTTAAAGATTTTGATTTTATTTGGAGTTCACCGCCTTGCCCTACGCATAGTAGAATACAAATTAGTCAATATACAAGAGAAACTTGGAAACCACAATATCCTGATATGAAATTATATCAAGAAATTATTTTTTTAGATACATTTTTTAAAGGTAAATATTGTGTAGAAAATGTAATACCTTATTACGAACCATTAATTAAAGGTCAACAAAGAGATAGGCATTTATATTGGACTAACTTTATATTGCCTAATAATTTAAATGGCAGAAAAAACCCTGATTTATCAAGAACAAAAGATTTAGTAAAAGTTCTTTCAAATTATCACGATTACGATTTTAGAAAATATAAAGGAAAACAATCTGTTCAAAAAATGGCACGTAATTTAGTAGACTATGAAGCTGGAAAAACTATTTTTGAAATAGCTTTAGGAATAGTAAATAAAAAAGAAAGCAATCAAATTGAATTATTTTAGTAAAACATTTTTTTATTAAATAAATTATATTTACATTTGCAGTATTAATAATTAAAACAAACATATTATGAGTAAACAATTATTTGAGCTTATGCAACAACAACAGATTGCAGAAAGTTACCCAACGAAAAAGCAAGTACAAGCAAACGCTATTGAATTTGCAAAGCATTTAATTAACAATGGCGAACACGAAAAGTTAGAAATGTTTAGCCAAGCTGTAAGAATTAAAGAAACGATTAACACTATTTACGATACGATTAAGGAAAGTATTCCTGCTGAAAAGCAAATTGCTTACGGAATAGAAATCAACCCTGTAAATGGTAGGCAAATGATACAATTTTCAGAAGATGAAATTTGGCAAAAATTAAACGCAGATTTAAAAGCACGTGAAGAATTATTAAAACTTGCACTTAAACAGGATGTAATTGATGCGTATGGTAATGATGTACCAAAAGTAAGCGTAAAATATGCAAGTGATTCACTAAACGTAAAATACTAAATTATGTACATAAAAATAATAAATCAATGGCACAACGATAGTATTGAAGATTTTCAATTTAAGGTAGATAAACAATCTTATCTTTTAGAAGAAAAAAACCATATTGTAGTTGATATTCAAATTTTATTACAAAATAATTCACTAATAGCTATTATTAAATACAAATAATTTTGTAATTTTACATAACTCAAAAGCGGGTAGGGTTGGCTCGCATAATTCCAATCCATAAACTTTATATATTATGAGTAATTCAAGACGTGCCGCATTAGGTGGCGAAACTACAAAAAACCCTTGTACTAAATTTTTACAATGGAAATCAAATGATCAATGCTTTTCTTACTACGACAAAGAAAAAGCAGAAAATGTACAGGTGCCTTTGCCTTTAAAGTTCCTTACGCTAAAACAATTACAATCCGTTAAAGGTTGGTCTGATGCTTTAAGCGGACAAATTATTTCAAATGAAGTTGAATTTATTGGAACGCAAGAAATTAACGCTGTATGCTACCATAAAAACTTAAAAGGCGAACCAAGTAAAACAACAATAGCAAAAGGTCTTTACAAAGATATTAAAGACGCTGTTGTTTCTGCAGGTGCTAAATACCATAAATCAATTTATGTTATGTTAGAAGATAACACACTTGCTAATCTTCAGTTAAAAGGTGCAAGCGTTAAAGAATGGGGCGACTTCTTTAATAGAAACAAGTCAAGGCTTGCAGATGAATGGGTTGAGGTTGCAACTGCAAAAGCTGGTAAAAAAGGTGCTGTTAAATTTTGGACTCCAGAATTTAAATTCCAAAGTTCAATTACAGATGAACAGGTTTTATCTGCAGATGCAATATTTGAGGAATTAGATACATACTTACAACAATACCTTAAAAAGCCTACAGTTGAAAATATTGAAGTGCAAGATGCTGAAGTTGTAGAAACTGAAAGCGATGAAGATTTAGAATTTTAAATAATACCCATACTTTAAAAATTGATTAAACCACCTTAACGGGTGGTTTTTTTGTTATTATACGCAACACAACAACGCATATAAGTGGCCTACTCTATTATATAAAAATAACGTTTTTTATTTTTTTTTATTTTTTATTCATTTTTTTGGGTTTCAAAGCGTTGTTGTGTACTATTTATTATTAAACCCTTGATTTATAAGGGCTTTACATCAGTACACATTTTTATTTAATAAATTTATTACATTTTATTTTTTTATATAAAATATTATTTCTATATTTGCAGATATAGTTGTGGTGGCTATAAAGAAAATCTTATCAATGCCGATTAGATGCGACCACCACCGCTCTAATCGGCATTAACTTTTTAATTAACTATGAACGTTACAATCTACAAGAAAGCAACAGACGTTTCAAACGGATTTACAAAAGATATATTTTTCTGTTTAGAACGTATAAAAAAAGGTAAAAGCAAAGAAACTGTTGAATGGTTGAGATCTTTACCTAAAATTGAATATGATAAAAATAAAAGCAAATTACCTGGTGTTTGTTTTAATGGTGTTTTTGAATACAGGTCTTTGGCTGGAATAAAAGAACACTCCGGTTTAATAATTTTAGATTTTGATAAATTTGAAAGCCAACAAGAAGCAATAGATTTTAAAAATTCAATTTGTGATGATGATTATATTTTTTCGGCTTGGATTTCTCCAAGTGGAAAAGGTTTGAAAGCATTAGTTAAAATTCCTGCAGAAATAGAAAATCACAAAGAATATTTTAAATCACTTAAAAACTATTATAATCATAAAAATTGGGACGATAGCGGTTCAGATGTAAGTAGGTTTTGTTTTGAAAGTTTTGATCCGGAATTATATCTAAATGAAAATTCAAAAGTTTGGGATAAAATTGATATGTCGGAAGTTGAAGATATTGGCCAGGTAAATGTTTCAATTCCAATTAAATCTGATAACTTAATTATTAATAACTTATTGAAATGGTTTGAAAAGAAATATAATTCTAATGAAAGAAATAATAGTCTTTTTAAATTAGCATCGGCCTTAAATGATTTTGGAATTAATAAGTTAGTGGCCGAGCAAACTTTATACCAATTTGAACAGAATGATTTTAATCGTAATGAAATTATAAATATATTAAATTCGGCCTACAAAAAAACTTCTAACTTTGGAACTAAATTTTTTGAGGATAAAACAATTAAAGAAAAAATTGAAAAACAAATTAGAACCGGTAAATCAAAAAAAGATTTAGTTGATACCTATACTGATTTTGATAAAAAAGAAATTGAAAAATGCATCGATGAAATAAAAGAAGATATTTCTGTTTCTGATTTTTGGTATTATAATGATAAAGGTAAAATAAATTTAAGCCCACATAAATATAAATTTTGGTTACAACAAAATAACTTTTTTAAGTATTTTCCAACTGATACAAACACATTTACATTTATAAAAATTGAACAAAATTTAGTTGAGGAAACAAGCGAAAAAAGAATTAAAGATTTTGTATTGGATCATTTGCTTTCAAGAAACGATATAGGGTTTTCTCCTTATGATTTTATGGCTTCAAGTCCTAAATATTTTCAAAATGATTTTTTATCGTTTTTAGAAAGTTCAGAAATTAAAATAAAAGATGATACTCAAAATGAATGTTTTTTATACTTTGAAAATTGCGTTGTAAAAGTTACAGATGAAAGTATTGAAACAATAGATTATTTAGATTTGGATGGGTTTGTTTGGAAAAGACAAATTATAAACCGGGTTTATGAAAGTGCAGACCACCACGATTCAGTATTTAGAAAATTCTTATGGTTAATTAGCGGCCAAGATTCAGAAAAATATAATTCGTTTAAATCTGTAATTGGATATCTTTTGCATAGTTTTAAAACTTCGGCCAATAATAAAGCAATTATTTTTAATGATGAAACGATTTCAGAAAATCCAAATGGTGGATCCGGAAAAGGTTTGTTTTGGAACGCACTATCACAAATGAAAAAAGTAAGCAGTATTGATGGGAAAACATTTGAATTTACCAAAAGTTTTCCTTATCAAACTCTTAGTACAGATACTCAAATTTTAGTATTTGATGACGTTAAAAAGAATTTTAATTTTGAAAGTTTATTTAGTTTAATTACTGAAGGTATAACATTGGAATATAAAGGCCAGGATGCAATTAAATTACCGGTACAAAAAAGCCCTAAAATATTAATTACAACTAATTATACCGTTGGTGGTGTTGGTGGATCTTTTGAACGCAGAAAGTTTGAAGTTGAAATGGCAGATTATTTTAGTTATAAACACACTCCATTAGATGAGTTTGGGCATTTGTTATTTGATGATTGGTCTGATAGTGAATGGTCAAGGTTTGATAATTTTATGATACAATGCGTACAATATTTCTTATTAAATGGTTTAACAAAACACGATTTTAAAAATCTTGAAGTTAGAAAGTTTATTAAAAATACTTCATTTGAATTTTATGAATGGACTAAACCGGATGCAAATGGTAAAAACGATAACATTGAATTTAATACACGTTCACAAAAACAAGTATATTATGATTCATTTATAAATGAATACCCGGATTTTAGAACCTATAAATTAAGTCAAAAACGTTTTACGCAATGGTTAGAGCAATATTGTAAGTTTTATGGCCATTCATATTTAGCCGGTAATTCAAACGGACAAAGATGGTTTGAAATTGTAAATAATAATATTGAAGAAGTAGAAGATAACGATATAGCATTTTAATTATGGGATTTGAATTAAGAGATTACCAGATAAAAATATCTACAGATATTGCAAATCTATTACCAAGTAGAAAGATACATTATTTAAATGGTCAAGTACGTTGCGGAAAAAGTTTAATTGCATTAGAAGTAGCAAAAAAAGTAAATGCTAAAAAGGTTTTGTTCATTACTAAAATAAAAGCGTTTTCAAGTATTCAATCCGATTATAATAACTTCGGTTATGATTTTGAATTAACTATTATCAATAAAGAAAGTTTACACACTATTTTAAATAATGATTTTGATATTGTAATTGTAGATGAAGCACACCAATACGCTGCATATCCAAAAGCAAGTAAGTATCAAAAAGATATAAGAAAAAGATTTAATGAAAAAATGCTTTTACTTTTATCTGGAACGATGTCGCCAGAGTCGTACTCTCAAATATTCCACCAATTTCAATTGAGTAAACATTCTCCATTTAGAAACTACATTAATTTTTATAAATGGGCTGATGAATTTGTTGATGTTACAAAAAAGAATTTAGGTTATTCAATAGTAAATGATTATTCAAAAGGAAATGAAGCAAAGATAAAAGGAATGATTAGGCACTTTGTAAGCACCGTTACGCAAGCCGATGCACAATTTTATTCAGAGGTAAACGAATTTGTTTTAGAAGTTGAAATGCAGCCAATAACATATCAAATAATATCTAAACTTAAAAAGGATTTAGTTGTACGTGGTGCAAGTGGTGTTGAAATAATAGCCGATACAGGTGCTAAATTAATGCAAAAGATACACCAACTATCCAGCGGAACTATTAAAATAGATGAAAAGAAAAGTTTAATAATTGATAACACAAAAGCTCTTTACGTTGCGGATCGATTTAAAAATGAAAAGATAGCAATATTTTATAAGTACGTTGCACAATTGGAAAGTTTAAAAGAAGTATTAAAAGATAAATTAACAACTGATATTGATGAATTTAATACTACAGATAAATGGCTTGCACTTCAGTTTATTAGTGGAAGGGAAGGAGTTAATTTAAGCAAAGCCGATGCACTTGTAATGATTGAAATAGATTTTAGTGCAACAACATATTTTCAAGCGAGGGATAGAATGACTATAAAGGAACGTTTAGAAAATAATGTATTTTGGATATTTGCAAAGAATACCATTGAATTAAATATTTACAAAAGGGTACAGAATAAAACACCATACACACTTAATCATTTTAAAAAAGAAAACGATGTCAAAATTTCAGACCAAAATAATAGAGGAATATCAAGCAAAAGGGTATTTGGTATTAAAAACAATTAGGTTAAATGTAAACGGATATCCTGACCTTATTGCTTTAAAACCAACTGAACCCACAATTTTTATTGAAATAAAAGAAGCAAAAGATACTTTAAAACCTTTGCAGAAATTAAGGATTGATCAATTAAATGAATTAGGGTTTGTCGCTTTTTGTTTACAGAATGGAAAAGGAAAAATATACCCAGATGAAAAAGTAAAAGAAGTTTTAAATTTTTAGTTATGAATAAAATAATAGGTAAAAATAACACGTTGGAAATTGTACCAAATTTTGTACAAGATATAAACATAAAAGGCAATAATTATAAATGCGTTTTAAATTCAATATCTAAAAATTTACATATGAATAGTATGTATATAAATAGAGTTGAGAAGTTTCATTGGTTTTACACGTTTAAAATTTTAGATGCACCAATTAAAAAAATAATATTTGAAATCGATTATAACGATAAATTAATAAAAACAATTACAAATGATTGAAACCACATTAAACGAATTAATAACAGTTGTAAGTACTTACTATAATCTAAATAATAAAGATTTAACAGGTAAGTCCAGAAAGCAACACATCGCAAACGCAAGGTTTATTTACTTTTATTTAGCAAGAAAACACACAAATAAAACTTTAAGCGAAATAGGTGCCAAAGTAAATAGAGGACACGATACAGCATTACACGGAATAAGAACAATTACAAACAGAAAAAATTTATATGCTGAAGATAAAAAAGAATTGTATCTTATTGAAAGAGGTATAAATATTCCATTAATTGCTAAAAATATTGACTTATTAGCTATGTGTAAAAGTTACGCTATTATTTAGAACAATTATAAATTACAAAAATAATTGACAAAATATTTTTTTATTAGAAAGTAACATTATACATTTGCTTCATCAAACAATAACAATTTAAAACAAAACATTATGGAATTTAAAGGAACAAAAGAATTTAAAGTAAAATATCTTACAACAATGGATTTTCCATATAAGTACGTAGTAAGTAGTATTCAAGAAACAGATGAAGAAGCAGAGGCCAACGCGTTATTAATATCAAAAGCACCTGAAATGTTAAATAAATTAATTTATGTAATAGATACATTAAAAGGTTTTGATTCAAATAATCCTACTCAAAGGATGATAATCGAAGAATACGAACAACTAATCAAAGAGGCAACAGAAATTTAAAACAAAACATTATGAAAGCAAAACTAACATTATCAGACGTATTACTAATTACAGTTTATTGGGTTACATTTTTTACAATTTTATTTTTTATTCTTTAATTTAAAAACAAATAACATTATGGAACAGACAGAAACATTTTACTAATTTTGCAACCGATTAAGAGGATATAAAATTTACACAAGAAAAGGAATTGAAGTACCTAAATTTATTTTATATTGGAATGGTTTAAACCCAATACAAGTAAGAGAAAAGTTTATATTAGAAGAACGAATTAGAGAAGTAAACATTTAATCTATGGTACTTATTGATATTTATATAGGCGTTTGGGTGGTTATTATTATAGGCTGTTTATTTGTTGCTTTAAGTGACGAACAAAAAGAAAACGTAAAAGATGGAGCATTTGGAATTATTGTAATACTTTTATTAATTTGTATTATATCAGCATTAACATATTAAAAATTAAAACTATGGAACAAGCAATAAAATTTAACGAATGGATGAAGAAAATGTGTAATATTTATTACTCAGACAACGAGCAAATGAATAAAGCATTTATTAAAATAACAGAAGAAGCAAAACTTAAAAATTAAAACTATGAAAAGAATATTATTATTAGTAACACTTGCTATCGGAATGGTAGCCTGTTCAACAGACGATGCACCAACAACACCAACTACAAAACCTTGCAATTGCTTAAAGCAAACGTGGGTTAAACCAATACTATCGCCTTCAACAGCTTGGTATTTTAATGGAGATACGGAATTTTATTCTAACAACTGCGCTGATAACGGAAAAGTAATTCCAGGTAACTCAGGTCAAGGTGTTGAATTTCAATACAGAATAAAATGTAATTAAATTTAAACCGATATGTAATGTATCGGTTTTTTTTGTATATTTGTAAGTTGAATAAACAAGTTATTTCAAAATGGAAAATAAAACTAATCACGGTGGCGTTAGAAACGGTGCAGGAAGAAAGCCAAAAGAAGACGAATTAAAGATAATTGAAAGATTAGATAACATCATTGAGTCAGATGAGGCTATTAAGTCTTTGAAGCGTTTAATTGCAGATAACAACTTTAATGCTATAAAATTATATTTTGAGTATCGTTTTGGAAAACCAAAAGAAACTATTGAAAATATTAATAAGAATTACGATGCAGGACAATTAACAAAAGAAGAAGTTGAATTACTTAATAATGTTTTAGAGTCTAAATATTAATGCTTACAAGCGAACAAAAAATATTAAAGTACAAATGTGAAAATGATTTATTGTTTTTTACAAGGTATATTTACAAAGAAAATACAAGGCGTAATTTTATAGTTGCGCCTCACTTTGTTAATATAGCCAATACTTTGCAAGAAGTTGTAAAAGGAAATATAAAACGACTTATAATAAATATTCCGCCACGTTATGGTAAAACAGAATTAGCGGTTAAATGTTTTATAGCTTGGTCGCTTGCAAGAAATCCACAATCTAAATTTATACACCTTTCATATTCCGATAGTTTAGCGCTAGACAATTCAAGTCAAACAAAAGAGTATATTGAATCCGATGCGTTTCAAAACCTTTGGCAAATGAAACTTAAAAAAGATGCGCAATCTAAATCAAAATGGTTTAATGATTGGGGCGGTGGTGTTTATGCTACTGCATCTGGTGGAGCAATTACAGGATTTGGGGCTGGTGTTACTGAATCAAAAGAATTTAGCGGTGCGATTATAATTGACGACCCTTTGAAGCCAGACGATGCTTTTAGCGAAGTAAAAAGAAAAGCTGTAAACGAAAGGTTTAATAATACTATACGCTCACGTGTAAACGATAGGGATACGCCTATTATTGTAATTATGCAAAGGTTACACGAAGACGATATGTCGGGGTTTCTTTTAAATGGGGGTAGTGGCGAAGATTGGACTCATTTATGTTTACCAGCTTTAAACGAAAACAACGAACCTTTATGGAGTGATAAGCATACGTTTGAAGAGTTAGAAGCAATTAGACAAGGAAGTAGATATACATTTGCTGGTCAATATATGCAAACGCCATCACCAGACGAGGGAGGCGAATGGAAAAAGAATTGGTTTGAAATTATAAACAAACAAAGTATTCCGCCTATAAAATGGAATATGTATATTGATGGCGCTTATACAAAAGATAATGCAAATGATCCTACAGGAATACAAATTGCAGGAAAATATAACAACGATTATATTATACTTACTTCAATAGATAAGTATTTAGAAATGCCAGAACTATTAAAGTTTATTCCTGAGTTTATAAAAGCTGTAGGAGTTCAAATAAGTATGATTTATGTAGAACCAAAAGCAAGTGGTAAAAGTATTGCTCAATTAATAAAACAGCAAACAAAATTAAATATTGCAGAAATTAAAAGCGATTTTGTGCAAATGTCAAAGATTGAACGTGCAAGGTCTGTAAGTCCATTTATTGAAAGTGGTAGAGTAAAATTAATCGAGGGAAGTTGGAACGAACATTATTTACAACAAATTGCAATGTTTCCAAATGGAAAACACGACGAGCATATTGATTTAACTTGTTATGGTATTGAAAAAGAATTAATGCAAAAGAGTAGTAATATTAATATTCGAGTATGAAGCAAATAAACGTATTACAATACACTAAATTAAGCGAGGTAGATAAATTACCTTACGTTATGCTTTTTACTTCTTTAAAAGCAAAGGAATGGCTTAAAATAGATATAAATCAACTAACTTATAACGAGGTTCGTAATATTTTCAAACGATTATCTACAGCAAGCGAAGTAGAAGATGTATTTAAAATCTTTGAAATGGCTTTAAAAATAGAAGAAATTCAATTTTATGAGTTACCTTTACAAAAGTTTTTTCAAATAAAAAAATATTTAAACAATTATTTTGTAAATTTGCAAAAGAAGGAAACGCAATTGCTTCAAACAATTAGCGAAGATATCGGAATTTGGGAAATGGCTGGAGGCGATTCACTTAATGAATTTGGAGATGTATTACCACTTTCACAATTAGCAAAGATATACGGAGGTTATCCGTTTGACTATGGGGAAAAAAAGTATATTGAAATTATTTATTTGTTGCGTATGAATAATGTGCAATCAAAAGTAGAGGCAGAATATCAAAAATTAAAAAGTAAAAAATGAGTAATAAGTCAAAAATAATATTAAGGGATTATATTCGTGCAATACCTACGCATATAAATAAAAATGAAGTATCTTTAAAGGTAACCGAAAAGATATACGATGACGTTAAGCACTTGTTAAAAAATGGTTGTTTCAAAGGAATTAAATTATATTGTTAATGGCAGATTTAGTTAGAATATTAGAAAGTGTTTGTAATGCAAATGATACCGAGTTTCACTATGGTAATAAGTCGCATTTGAATTTAATAGATGCAAACTCAGACTTATGTCCAGATAAAGTGCATTTGCTTTTATTCCCTTTACGACGTGGTAATGTAGTGGATAGCGCAAGGGTTTATAATGGTAATTTCTTTTATGTAATGCCAGATGATTTTGCACAGGAATATCATAACGAAACAGAACAAGAACAATGCGAAGCTAAATATACACACCGAATAGAACCATTAATAAAATCATTAGACTTATTAGAGCAGAAATTAAAATGGTGCAACGAAATTGATATAGTAAGTTTTGAAAGCGTTGATGCTATTGATGTACTCGATGCGAATATGTCAGGGCTTTGGGTAACGTTCCAATTTAGAGTTTATGAGTAGTCAAGTTTTATCAAAGGAATTTGAATTATTAAAAGACGATTTAATAAAAGCCTACGATGCAAAGGGTATGCGTGCAAGTGGGAAGTTTGCTGAATCACTTGAAGTAAAAGTAAACGGATTAACAGCACAACTATGGGGCGAAAGCTACGCACAACAATTAGAAACAGGGCGACGTGCTGGTAAGTTTCCTAATATTAGCGCAATAGAGCAATGGATTAAAGACAAAGGTATAGCAAACAGAATACAAGGCGAAATATCAATTACAAGTTTAGCCTTTTTAATAGCTCGTAAGATAGCGCAAAGAGGTTGGAAACGTGAAGAGTATGGCGGTGTGGAATTGATTAGCGAAGTAGTTACAGATGTACGCATTCAAAAGATAATAGATGAGGTAGGGGTTGAGCAGGCTATGATATACAGTACCGAGATTATAAATTTAACAAAAGAATTAGCAATATAATGGCGATAGTATTTGAAAAGAATTTAAGTGTAACAGATTTATTATTTGCTTATAATAATAACAACGTTACTTTTAAACAAAGCAGCACAAGTTTAGTAGCAAAAAAAGCAACTGTTTTTTTTAATAATCAATTGTTTACTTTATTCCCTGATCCGAATGGTAAGTTTTATTTTAACTTTAAATATTCTGCACCTACTTTTATAAACGATAGCAATTTCGCAGATGGTTCGTGTTTTAATTTAGCAGAACAAATAGCAACTACTTTTCAAAATGAAGTGATTGCAGATGGTGGAACTTTTGAAGCGTTTGATTGTTTAGTAGAGCAATTAGAAGATTTAGGAATAGATCCGATTATTGATTGGACTGACAATATTTACAAAGAATTTGAAGTTACTTATAAAATATTTTACACAAATAATACTGAGGATACTCTTATACAATACTATGATTTTTTAAGTGCTTATGTAAACTATCAAGATTACAAAAAATTATATCCTAGTTTTCCTTACAATGCAGATACAACTCAAATGATGCTTAAACCTATTCCATATTTAAAATATTGGAATGGTTATCCGTTTGACTTTACTTGGTATGATGGTACAGAAAGTGAATTGTACTTTGATGTAAATGGAGAACAATTTTATTTTCAAAACTCTAATAGAATAAACAGAGTAATTGTTTCAAATGGTGGTAGTGAATTTATAAGTTTAAACGCAGGTTACAATACAATTAATGAATTTCAAATTGAAAAAATTACTGACATTTGCGAAGGACATTATATCAAATGGCTCAACTCTTTTGGTGGCTGGAACTATTGGCTATTTAATAAAGGAAACGACACACTAAGCACAAAAGATTTAGGTACAATTTTTAATGATTATAATGACGTTGTAGATACCATTTCTCCTTACGTGGCTATTGGTAAAACTTCTGAAAATAATATTACCGTAAGACAAGATAATATTACACAAGATGAGTTTTTAATTCTTAACGATATTTTAGAAAGTCCAAAAGTATATTTATTTACAGGAGTGCAAAATGAAGTAGTACAAGCAAATGATTGGTTAGAAGTTACAATTAAGTCGGGAGCTTTTAGAGTTTCAAACGCAAAAGAAAAAATGACTAACTTAAATTTAACGATTGAATTACCAGCTAATAATACTAAAACACTATGAGGTTAGTAATTAACGGATACGATATTGAATTAACACCTACTCAAAGTATTGCAAGGACTTTACAAGTAAACGACATTCTAACGTTAAGCAATAGACAAAGCAATTACACAAATACCTTTTCAGTAAAGCGTACCGATAAAAACAAACAGATTTTTGAATTATTGGGCGTTGTAGGTATTACCAACTTTTTACCATACCAAAAAAACGAATGCTATCTTTATACAGATGATGGCGAATGTATGGTTTACAAAGGGTGGGCGGTTATTCAAAGTACTGACAAAGATTATAAGATTAATCTTTACGATGGTAATATCGATTTATACAAAGCAATAGAGAATAAAAGTTTAGGAGATTTGGACTTGTCAGAACTAAATCATATTAAAAATTTATCCAACGTAGTAAATACATTTACAGCAAATTTACCATATAAGTACATAGTTGCTGATTATAATGGCGAAAAAGTTTATAACAGCAATAGAATTAATATAGATTACATAGTACCAAGTGCAAAGGTTAGTTATTTGTGGTATAAGATATTTGATACGTATGGATTTACTTACGAGGGTAGTGTTTTTAATACCGTAGATTTTACAAATTTGTGGCTAACATATCCTAAATTTACAAATAATAATATACCGCCTACAGCAATATTTCAAGGTACAACACAAACTTTAACAGGCGCTACAGCAACCGTTCCATTAAAATTTAATCAATCTATTGTAATTGATAATATACAAGATACAAACAAACAGCAATTTATTATAAGCGCAGATGGTGGGTATAGAGTTGAATTAAATAATAATGGTGGTGGTATTACTTATGAAGTTTTAGTATATAATCGTTTTGGTAATTTTACAGCTTATCAAACTTTTACTTATGCAAACATTTATAAAAACGGAATTTTAATTGGTTCAAGTCAAGATGATTATATTGATTACGAATTTACAATAGGAGACGTTATTACTGTACAATTTCAACCAGTTAGTTTAGGAATATACGATACATTAATTAGTACAACTTATAGCGGTGATTTCACTTTAATTATATCAGAATTTGTAGGTCAAGCAGTATCTTTTACAAACGAATTAAAAGATTTTAGTATTAAAGATTTCATTACTGAAATACTTAATCGTTTTGGAATAACACCATTCAAAGACAAATACGAAAATCATTACAAATTCTTAACTCTACAAGAATTACTACAATACAATGAAGTTATAGATTGGAGTAGAGAACAAAATAAATTTGTAGAAAAAATATCTGAAAAATATATTTTTGGTTCGTATGCTCAACAAAACGACTTTACATACAAATACAATGATATTGAAAGCGATTATTATAATTCTAAAATTTTAATTGATAATAAAAACCTTGCAGATAAAAAGACTGTAGTTAATTCTAAAATTTTCGCTCCTGAAAAAGACCAAACATTTTTAATACACGATTTAAAAACTAACGTTTATAAAATGTGGGATAAAGAAGTTCAAGATAATGGAACTGTACAATATAAAGGTTTGCAAAAACGATATTATTTAATGCGTGAACGTTCGCACACGTTTACAACCACAACGCAAATAGGCAGTAAAGTTTTAGGAACGCACCAAGCTATTACAACCGTACCGGTTGAAAGTTTTTATAATCTAGGAATGGAGGATATTGTAAGAAACTACTATAATACTATTGGTGCTATTTTAAATTACTCAAAAATAATTGAAGCTACAATTTATTTAACCGAGAAAAACATTTCAGATATAGATTTCAGTAAATTGTATTGGATTAAAGAATTGTCTAGTTACTTCTTATTAAACAAAGTAAACAGTTTTACTAAAAAAGGAGTTACAAAAGTTGAACTTATAAAAGTGGATTACGTGCCAAAGTTTAGTGGGGAGTTTTTAGTAAACAACGGAATTAACTTATTAATCGATGAAGTAAAAAAATTAGTGCCTAGAATACATTTTGGATTTAACCAAAAAGAAATTACTGCAGGAGTTGGCGAAACAATTACAATATATCAAGATACTATTTATAATGAAGATGAATACAGCAAACCATTAGTAGATTGTTTAGGAACTGTTACTCAAAATGATTTAAATTTAATTAAAGTATCATTTCCAACAACAGGAAATAAAACATTAAGCATAATACAATCAAATAACGACAAAACAATAACACTAAATTCAAACGTTTTAAATATAACAATAGTATAATGGCAAAAGTTGTAATAGCAGAATTAGTTTTTTTTTCGTATCTTTGTAAAAAAAAGTATGAAATATACCGTTTACAAAACTACCAATTTAATAAACAATAAAATTTATATTGGATATCACGCTACTGAAAATGAATATGATTCTTATTTAGGTTCTGGTAGAATATTTTTAAAGGCAATAAAAAAATATGGTAAAGAAAATTTTATAAAAGAAATATTATTTACTTATAAAACAAAAAAAGAAGCATTAGAAAAGGAAAAAGAAATAGTTAATGAAAATTTTATTTTAAGTGATTTAAATTATAATTGCACTATTGGAGGAGAGGGAGGTATAGGAAAAAGTAATAAAGGTAGAAAGCATACTAAAGAAGCTATTGAAAAAATTAGATTAGGAGCTAAAAGAAAATGCAAAGAAGAAACTAAAATAAAAATTGGTAATGCAAATAGGGGTAGAAAAATGAAAGAGGAGTTTGTTTTACAAAATTCTTTGTTAAGAAAAAAGTATTACGAAAAAAATTCTGGACCTCGATTAGGGGTGAAATTAAGCAAAGAGACAAAAGAAAAAATTTCAATGGCTAATAAAGGATTTAAATGGAGTGATAGAGATTATTCTAATGGAAAAAAAGTTATTAATAAAATAACTGGAGAAAAATATAAATGTGCTGCTGAAGCAATAAGGGCTTTAAATATACCAAGTAGAACATTATACAGAAATTTAAAAAACGAAAAATACTTTTTAAGATATGAGTAAAATTATTGTAGCAGAACTCGAAATAGACATCACCGCACTTTTAAAATCTACTTCGGATTTAAAAAAAGAAATTGATGCACTTAAAAATACACAAAAGGATTTAGCTGCAAGTGGCGATAAGTCAAGCGAAGCATTCGTACAAAATGAAGCGGTTTTAAAATCTTTAAATAGCGCCTATGCTTCAAATGTAAAAGTAATACAAGAAAGTGGACAAGCAACTAAAACACAAGCAGACCAAGCGCAACTTGTAACTATGGCTTTAAATACAGAAGTAACATCTATTGCTGAGGCACGTCAACAAAATCAGTTGCTTAATAAAATGCGTAACGAAACGAATGTTACTACAAAAGAAGGACAAGCGCAACTAACAGCATTAAATGCTAAATTAAATCAAAACAACGATTTTATAAAAGAAAATGCAGACCAATATTTAAAGCAAAAAATTAATATAGGTAATTATTCTGAAAGTATAAAAGATGCTGCCCAAAGTATGAACCCATTAAACGGTGGTTTAGCTGGGTTTAATCAAAGAGCGCAAGATGCTGGAGGTGTTTTACCATTAGTAAAAGCAGGTTTAACAGGTGTTATTAGTGGTATCGGTGGAATGATATCCGCTTCATTAGCTTTTATTGCAACTCCTATTGGTGCTATTATAGCGGCTATTGCTTTAACATTAGGGATTTTAGTATCTGTTTTTAAAACATTCCAGCCTGTAGTTGACAAAGCAGAACAAGCGGTAGCAGCGTTAGGCTCGGTTTTAAATGTAATTAAGAATACTGTTTTAGCGGTTGTAAACGGAACTCAATCTTTAAGCGATGCTTTTAGTGGTTTGGGTGGTTCGATGTCAAGTGCTGCAAAAGAAACAGCAAATTTAACAAAGGCACAACAAGACCTTGACGACGTATTACAAGCGCAAGAGGTAACAACAGCAAGAAACCGAGCAGAAATAAATAAATTAAATGTTCAATTAAAAGATAGAACCAAAACAGAAAAGGAACGTTTAGCAATTTCAGACCAGATTATTAAAAAAGAAGAGGCAGACTTTCAACAGCGTAAAAAAATAGTAGATGAAGAGGTAAGAATTGCAAGGGGTCAAATTGCGGTTAAAGCACAATTTACAGCTGAGGAAAGAAAACTATTAAAAGAGCAAGGCATTGGTGCTAAGGAATTAGCTGAAAGTAGAGGAGGTAATTACGATAAAGAATTTGAAGCATTAAACAAAGCACGTTTAAAAGCTATAGCATTAGAAAACGAAGTATCTGTAAACGTAGAAAAGCAATATGTAAAAAGAAATAAGATTGAAGATGAAGCACAAGCAAACGCAGATAGAGCAAAAGCAGCAAGTGAAAAAGCGGCACAAGATGCACAAACTAGACGCCAAAAAGAAATCGACGATTTAATTGCAAAGTCAAATATTCAAATTGAATTATTTAAAACTACGGAATCCGCTAAACAAAAAACAGCATTAGAGACCGCAGATTTTAATAAGCAATTATTTGAAAAAGAAAACGCAAATTTAAAATTACAATACGATAAAGGTAAAATTTCAAAAGAGCAATTTGAGTTATCAAAGTTACAGCTTTCACAAAACTATGCGCAACAGCAAGCCAATACACTTTTACAATTTGCAAACGCTGAATTAAATTTATTTTTAGAAACTAACAAATCTAAATTAATAGGTGCTGAAAATTTAACCGCTGAATTAGTAGCAGAAGAAGAAAAAAGGTTAAAACTAATTGAGCAAAAAAGAATTGAAAATTTAGCAAAAGATAAAGAAGTTGACGTTGCGAAATTAGAAGCTAAAAAATTAAATAATGAACAGCTAACGATAGCGGAATTAGAATTTGAAACCGAGAGAATAAAGATTGCAAGTGAAACCGATAATACTATTCAAGCAAATAAGAAAACACTTGAGGAGCAAATCAAAGCACAAAAGGCGGAGCAATTAGCAATTGATAAAGAAGTAGCTTTAGCAGAAGCAGAAACAAAAGCCGAAGAAGATGCTATAAAAGCAGAGCAAGATTACCAAACCGAAATGGCTCGTTTAAATAAATTGCTTACTGATAAGAAAATTACAGAGGAGCAATTTGCTGCATTGAAAAAAAGTGCCGATGCAAAAACTGCTGAAAATGAAAGGATAGCTTCTTTAAATAAAACTCAGACTCAGCTACAAGAATTTCAAAAAGTCGGAGCAGGACTTGAATCTATGTTTGGAAAAAACAAAGCTATTGCTTCTGCAACTGCTTTAATAAATGGTGGATTAGCTGTAACTGAAATTTTAAAAACTCCTTCAGTATTACCAGAGCCAGCGGCTTCAATTTCAAGAGCTATTCAAATTGGTGGAACTATTGCAACAACAGCAAGAAGTATATCACAGATTAACTCAGCTAAATTTGAAAAAGGAGGTATTCAAGAAATTGGAGGTAAAAGACATAGCGCTGGAGGTACTAAATTTTGGGGTGAAGATGGTACTCAATTTGAAGCTGAAGCAGGCGAAGGAATAGGAATATTAAACCGTAATGCGTTTGCGTCGTTTATGGATTTTAATAACTCACATAGTAGCGGTAGAAGTAATGGCGGTTTCTTTGCAGGTGGTGGAATTATTACGCAAGGAGTACGCCCTGAAACAATGAATATCGATAGCGTTGTAGATGCAATAGCAAGTATGCCAGCTCCAGTAGTTGCGGTTGAAGAAATTCAAACCGTAGGTAATAGATACGCTACAGTTGTAAATGGTGCAAATTTATAGTATATTAGCAAAATGAAAATTAAAAACATTTTAAATGGTTGGGGTAACTTCATTGAAAAAAGTGAGGTTACTGAAGCAATGGCAGAAAGTCGAGCTGCTCAATGCATTAAATGTAACGAATGTAAAGAAGGCAAACTATTGGCACTTATAAAAGATGACTTAAAAGAAATTGAAGGACATTATTGCGCATTATGTTATTGCCCTATAAGTGCAAAGATTAGAAGTAAATTAGAAACTTGTCCAAAAAATTTATGGTAAACTACGACTTTTTAAAAGCTATTCCACAAAGCCAATTTTTAGAAATGGTTAGACGTGGAATAATACACGTGAAAGTAATGGATTGGTTAGTAGTGTATGAATTTTATTTAAACGAATTGAAATCACATAAGAAATCGGTTTCAGTAACTTATACTTCTGAAAAATATAATTGCTCAGAAAAAACTATTTTGAGAATTATTAACTTTATGGTTAATTAATATATCATTTAATTGCTTTTCAAACTCCTGATATTCGGGAGTTTTTTTATACGCAGGTGTTTGCATTTTCTTTATAGCTCTATATCCTTGAACACTCAAAGAATAAACCAACGCAATAAAAGAAACTAAGATTAAAATCATACTCAAATTTACTTATTGATACATAGTAATTTAAGACATTTTTATGTCTAAATGTATTGACTTCTTATACTTAATTTTGTACGTATGGAAGGAACTATTTTTATTAACGGTCAAATCGGAACTACTGAAACCCAAAAGGGCGTAGAGTTAATCGATATAATCCAACAAGTAAAGGCACAACCTGAGGCACTTTCTTTTAGAGTACATATTAATTCAGAAGGTGGTGTTGTAGATACTGGCTTCGATATTTTCAATTACATTAAATCTTTACGCTTACCAATTACAACTGTAGGGAGTGGCTTAGTTGCTTCAATTGCTACTGTTGTGTTTATGGCTGGAGATAAAAGAATATTGACTACAGGAACTGAATTTATGATACACTCGCCAATGGGTGGTATTGATGGAACAGCAGACCAAATTGAAGAGTACGCACAAAGCGTAAGGGATTGTGAAAATAGATTGATAAAATTTTATTCACAACAAACAGGTTTAAGTGCAGATGCATTACAACCACTATTAAAAAATGAAACTTGGCTTACAGAAGACCAAGCGACATCACTTGGATTTGCAACGTTATTAAACGAGCCAATCCTTGCAAAAGCGTATCTTAATTTAAACAATGATAAACCAATGACAAAAGAAGACAAAAGTTGGATTGAGGAAAAATTTACCTCGATTCTTAACTCGTTCAAAAAGAAGGTTGTAAATATAATTTTACAAGATGCGAACGGAGTTAGTATAGACTTTGCAGAAGTAGCAGAAGGGGAAACTCCTGAACTTGGTGCAATGGCTACAGTAGACGGACAACCTGCAGAAGGTGAGTACATTATGCCAGACGGAAGTACTTATGTATTTTCAGCAGGTGCATTACAAGAAATTAGAGTTGTAGAAGAAGATTCAGCAATGAAAGAAATTGACGAATTGAAAAGACAACTTGCGGAAAAAGAAGCTGCATTACAAGCGAGTGCAACTACAATTTCAGAACAAGAGGCTCAAATTACTAACATCGTAAAAGAAGTTAAAGAATTGAAAGCTGGTATCACTTCACGTTTTAACGGAGAAGAGAAAAAAGAAAACAAAAAAGCGGATGTAATCGTAGGCGATGCAAAAGCTGCATTAGAAAATTTAAAAACTAAAAGACGTAAATAAAAATGGCATCAGAAATTACATCAAGTTTTGCTTTTAACAGAGAGGAACTTAAAGACTGGTCAAAAGTAATTAATGAATTAACTTTTGGCGACCCTGCACTTAATGAATTACACGACATTGAGCAAGGTATTAAATACAATCAGCAAATCGTATTCGCTGGGCGTATGGGATTATTAGGAAAAACCGTTACAGGTTGTACACCAAATGCAGTAGCAGGTGTTGCACTTACTGAAAAAACGTGGACACCAGTAGACAAAGACTTCAGATTAGAACATTGTTCTGCTGACGTAAACGCACAAGACAAATTGATCCGTCAAATGGCGAAAATGAACCCTGACTTTTACAATGTAATTGAAGGTTCTAACAACGTAGTAGGTAACTTCTTAGTTGCAAAAGTTGTTGAAGGATTTAACGAAAATTTAGTACGTGAGTCTTGGTTTTCAGATACAGCGGCTGCTTTAACTAGTGGTGGAGGTGTTTTCAAAGTTGGTACTGATTTAGGATTCTTTAATTCTTACAACGGATTTTTTAAACAAATCTTTACTGAAGTTCCAACTACAGATGCTAAGTATGTAGCAATTACTAAAAATGCTGCTGCTTCTTATGCTTTACAAGCGTTAGCTTCAGGTGATGCAATTGCAACTTTAAAAGCAATGTACGCAAAAGCGGATTCAAGATTATTAGATAGTGGTTCTGCTAAATTCTACGTAACTAGAACTTTATGGGATGGTTACTTAAATGATTTAGAATCATTACAAAACTCTGGAGCTGGTAACACAATGATTAACGAAAACGGACAAGTTTCTTTAACTTACAGAGGTATTCCTGTTGTGAAAATCGAAGTATGGGATAGAACAATTGCAGCTTACCAAGACAATGGAACTAAATGGAACTTACCTCACAGAGCGGTTTTATCAACTCCAATGAACTTAAAAATTGGTACTTTATCAACTGACGACTTTGGTACGTTAGATGCTTTCTACGACCAATATCACAAAGTAAATGTTATCGATGCTGTTTACACTATCGATGCTAAACACTTAGAGAAATATATGACAGTAGCGGCTTATTAATTTAAGCCACTACTTTAACTTTTAAAAAATAAAAATATGGCTTGCGAAGGATTAATCACCGCAGATGTTTTATTTGATTGTGCAAACCCTAGTACTGGAGGTTTAGAAACTGATGTATTGTTAATCAATGCTGAGGATTTAAACATAGCTACTACAACGGTAAGTACTACAAATAAAACTTTAATTACAAATCTTGCATTAAAAGCTACTAAAACAGCTTTCTTATTGCAAGGTGTAAAACAAATCAATGGTACTAGTTACGAATTGGTTAAAAAAGAATTTGGACCAGATAAATTTAAACACATGTTTACAGGTGTTATCTTAAACCCAAGTGCCGCAAACAAATTACAAGCTACGCATCTTTCAGAAGGTGGCAAATATGTAGTTGTTGTTGAGCAAAAATGGAAAGGTGCATCTAATGCTGATGCGTTTCAAGTTTACGGATTTAAGTCAGGTTTGGAATTAATGACAATGACTTACAACTCAAAAGAAAACGACGGTACAATTTCATTTACTTTGGAAAGTACTGAAGGATTCGAAGAGCCTTTGTTACCAATGACATTATTGGAAACAGATTACGCTACAACTAAGACTGCATTTGATGCAAAATTTAGCTCATA